TCCGCATTGCGCGGATCCTTTGCTACAGTTGAAACTGTAGGTGATTGGCAAGCGCCTGAAGATACAGATAATGGTTTGTATCTGTGTAATGGCAGCGATTGGACATTGATTCAGGGTTTGGATTCAGCAGGAACACCACCGCCTTTTCAAGGTAGTAACTTCGGGTATGCTTCTGGTGGCAACGATGGTTCGAGTGCAAGTAACATCATCGAAAAGTTTCCGTTTGCGTCTGACGGTAACGCAACAGATGTAGGTGACCTGACAGCGGGTAGATATAATGCTGCGGGACAGAGTTCAGCAACCTATGGTTATAATTCTGGTGGTGTTCCTCTCAGTAATGTCATTAATAAGTTTTCGTTTGCTGCTGACGGTAATGCTACAGATGCGGGTGATTTGACAGTGGCTAGATATAAAAGCGCAGGTCAAAGTTCAACAACTGATGGTTATACTACTGCTAGTGAGGGCAGTCCTTCTGTTACTTACAACGTCATCGATAAGTTCTCTTTCGCGACTGACGGTAATGCTACAGATGTAGGCGATATGTCTGTACACAGATGGGCGGTCGCAGGTCAAAGTTCAACAACTGATGGTTATGCTTCTGGCGGTCTACCCACTTATAACACCATCGATAAGTTTTCTTTCACGACTGACGGTGATGCTACAGATGTAGGCGACTTAAGTTCTGGCAGACAGTCGTTGACAGGTCAAAGTTCAACAACTCATGGTTATAGTTCCGGTGGTGTAACCACCGGACGTATAGATATCATCGATAAATTTCCTTTCGCTTCTGACGATGACGCAACAGACGTTGGTGATTTGACAGTAGGTAAAAACGCCAACAGTGGTCAGAGTTCAACAGCCCATGGTTATAGTTCTGGTGGTTATGATACGGGAGCGTCTAATATTATCGAAAAGTTTCCGTTTGCGTCTGACGCTAATGCTACAGATGTAGGTGACTTGACAGTGGCTAGATATAGTGTCGCTGGTCAACAATACTAATTAAGAGAATTAAAAATGGCATTTAATCTAAACAACCTTTTGTCGACACTGGACTCTTCTATTGGATTGCTTGATAGTTCAAGTGATTTACTATCGATTTTACAAGCAATCAATGTTACAAATCCCACAATGGGGCATGGTAAATCACAGAAAAAGACCTATGCTACTCGTGCCTCATTGCCTGCCGCATCGGTTAGTCTTCGCGGATCCCTTGCTGTAGTTCAGACCATAGGTAATTGGGCAGCAAGTGGAAATGCAGATAATGGTTTGTATGTGTGTAATGGCAACGATTGGGCGTTGGTTCAGGGTTTAGATTCTGCGGGAATACAACCTGTTTTTCAAGGTAGTAACTTTGGGTATACTTCTGGCGGTCTAAATCCCAGCAGCCTTAACGTTATCGATAAGTTTCCTTTCTCGTCAAACAGCAACGCAACAGTGGTTGGTGACTTAACGCAGGCGGGCCGTGGTAGTGGTGGTCAGAGTTCACAGACTCATGGTTATGTATCGGGCAACGGCGCTTCTAACGTCATCGACAAGTTTCCTTTCTCGTCAGACGGCGATGCAACAGATGTTGGCGACTTGACAGCAGGAAGATATAAAATTACTGGCCAAAGTGATGTTGTTAACGGATTTGGTTATGCCACTGCTGGACAAAGTAATCATGGCATCGATAAGTTTCCTTTCTCAGCAGACGGCAACTCAACGGATATAGGCGAGATAACTCAGGGTAGATATGACCCCGCAGGCCAAAGTGATACTGTTAACGGATTTGGTTATACTTCTGGCGGAAGTTTGCCAGCCTCCGGCACTAATGTCATCGATAAGTTTTCTTTCACTTCTAACGGTAATGCTACAGATGTAGGTGATCTATGGCGGAATTCCAGCGGTCTCGCAGGTCAAAGTTCATCTACTCATGGTTATAATACGGGAGGAATGGTAAGGTGGCCGCCGTCATATCCGGCCACCCACGTGAACTATAATGAAATTACAAAGTTTCCCTTTGTTTCAGGCGGAAACTCTTCTGATATAAGTGATCTGACACAAGCTAGACAGGCGGGCGCAGGTCAAAGTTCTACAACTCATGGTTATACTTCTGGTGCCGGAGTGAACGGTGTACCGCCGCAAGCGGCCTACATAGTCTACTGGACAAATACCATCGACAAGTTTCCTTTTGCTTCTGACGATAACGCAACAGATGTCGGTGACCTGACAGGATCTAATAGATTGTTTATATCTGGTCAACAATACTAATTAAGAGAATCTAAGATGGCATTTAATATCACAAATTTAGTTAACGCGATCAACGCTAAAAGTGCTACTGTTGGTGCTGATTCTGCGTTAGACAAAGCCGTTCTTTTAGCGAGTAATGTTAAGAACGCTTTAATATATTCTTCGTTGGTCGATCTACCTACTGCTGATTCTTCGAACCAAGGTGACCTTGTTCGTATTGGGGCATCATTTGGCGCGGACACAAATTACTATGTGTCACACAGAGATAGGTGGAATCTGATTGATTTATCAGATACTGGGTCCATTGTTCTGGGTCAGTATAGACCTTTTCAAGGTAGTAACTACGGATTCGTTACTGGCGGAAGTTCCACTGACATCACGAAGTTCCCGTTTGCGTCTGACGGTAATGCAACAGATTTAGGTGATTTGACACAATCCGCCGCGATTTACTCAGGTCAAAGTTCAGGGACTCATGGTTACTGCACAAACAACAGTGGTGGTAATAAAATCGAAAAGTTTCCTTTCACGTCTAACGCAAACGCGACAGATATAGGTGATTTAGCGGATGCCTCAATCGGTGCTGGAGGAGGTCAAAGTTCATCAACTCATGGTTACACCGCTGGGGGTAGATTTACTTACATTCAAAAGTTTTCTTTCACGACTGATGGTGATGCTACAACAAATTCAGGTGGTTTGGCGGTAAGCACCGGTGCGGCCGCAGGTCAGTCTGATGCTATTAACGCATTCGGTTATGTTACTGGAGGTACCATACCCCCTTCAACATTCAGGAACGACATTCAAAAATTCTCGTTTGCGAGTGAAGCGGCCGCAACAGACATTGGTAATTTAACAATGGCTCGTTATTATATGTCCGGCCAGAGTTCAGAAACTCATGGTTATACTACTGGTGGCACTCAAGGTTCGGGACCAACGGCGTCCACCATTCGAGATCGGATTGACAAGTTTTCTTTCTCTTCTGGCGGTAGCGCGACAGATGTAGGCAACTTGTTAGAGTCTAAGACATCTAACACCGCAGGTCAAAGTTCTACTGTAAGTGGTTATACATCTGGCGGGTTGCCGACAACTTACCAAATCGAAAAGTTTCCTTTCTCGACTGACGCTAACGCAACAGATGTCGGTGACTTAGTTACAAATAGAACTTATATGACTGGTCAACAATACTAAAGGATTAAATTAAATGGCGGGAACAGATATTACACGTCTCTTAGAGGCTATCCAAAAAAAGATAGACGCAGTAGATTCAAGTGCTTCTTCTGGTGATCTACTTCGTCTATTATCATCTGTCCGCCAAGCGGGAACAGGGTCTCTCTTGTCTTACACTAGTGCAAGCCAATTTCCGAACCTAATAGATGGTACATCAGATCCTGAAATGATAGGATATAACATTGAAGATAACAAGTTGTACTTCCAACAAGATGCTTGGAATTATAAAACGACACCGCCGTTTCAAGGTAGTAACCATGGTTATACGTCTGGCGGCATAGGACCTTCTGGCAATACTGATGTCATCGACAAGTTTTCTTTCACCTCTAACGGTAACGCAACAGATGTAGGTAACTTAACCTCGACATCGGGTCAAGGTGCCGCGGGTCAAAGTTCGACTACAAATGGATATGCAAACGCATTTCAAACTTTTTCAAGCAAAATTGACAAAATTTCCTTTGCCTCGGGTGGAGATGCGACAACAAGCGGCACCCTGCCCTATAGTTCGGACGGTCTCTGTGGTCAAAGTTCGACTGCGAACGGATATGCTTCGGGATCTGGATATGTGAGTAAGTTCCCCTTTGCCGCCGATGCTGATGCTGTTGATGTTGTGAATCTTGTCGGCGCCGACGCTGCCCACGGCGCCGGAATAAGTTCATCTTTTGATGGTTATGTTGCTGGCGGGGGTTACAACCCCGGCACAACTCCTATTGACAAGTTTCCTTTTGCGTCTGATGCTAACGCAACAACAGATGTAGGTGATTTGTCAGTAGCAAGAGGATTCATGTCTGGTCAAAATAGTAGTACTCATGGTTATATTTCTGGTGGTTCAGCAGCGTCGCTGAACGCCTATTCAGATACTATTGATAAGTTTCCATTTGTCACTCATGGCACCGCAACAGATGTGGGCAATTTATCGGTCGCTCGTGGATTTGGCATTACCGCCGGTCAAAGTTCGACTACTGATGGTTATGCTTGCGGCGGCCGAGCGTTGCCGGCACCGGCGTACCCTATTCAATCGGTGATCGACAAGTTTTCTTTCGCATCTGGCGGCAATGCTGCAAATATAGGTAGTTTAACAGTAGCCAGACGTGGTTCCGCTGGTCAACAGCACTAATCAAGAGAATCAAGAATGGCATTTAATATCACAAATTTAGTTAATGCGGTTAATGCTAAAAGTGTTACTGTTGGTGCTGATTCTGCATTGGATAGAGCAGTTCTCTTAACAAATGACATCAAGAATGCTTCGATATATTCTTCGTTGGATGATCTACCTACTGCTGATTCTTCAAACTCTGGTAGACTCTCTCGTGTTGGAGACGCAAATAATGCAAATACAAAATACTATGTGTCACAAAGAAATAGGTGGAATCTAATCGGTTTGGATGATTCTGATGTGGTTACTGAGGGTCAGTTTCCCCCTTTTCAAGGTAGTAACTATGGTTATGCTTCTGGTGGGAGTGGTAGTAGTAATGTCATCGAAAAATTCCCGTTTTCGTCTGACGCTAACGCAACAGATATAGGTGACTTGACAGTAGCAAGAAACGGGGCCGCCGGTCAAAGTTCTACAACTCATGGTTATACCTCTGGTGGGAGTGGTGGTACTAATGTCATTGATAAGTTTCCTTTCACTTCTGGCGGTAACGCATCAGATGTAGGTGATTTGACAGTAGGTAGATATCATATCGCTGGTCAGAGTTCATCAACTCATGGTTATTCTTCTGGTGGTTATAACTCTAATGTCATTGATAAGTTCCCTTTCTCAACTGACGGTAATGCTACAGATGTAGGTGATTTGACAGTGTCCAGATATGGTGCCGCAGGTCAAAGTTCAACAACTCATGGTTATTCTTCTGGTGGCGCGTTGCCAAGTGTTGGCACTCCCAACACCATCGATAAGTTTTCATTTACAGCAGACGGTAATGCTACAGATGTCGGTGACTTAGTTGCAGGTAGATATTATTCAACCGGTCAAAGTTCAACAACTCACGGTTATAATACTGGGGGATACCCCGTGGGCACAATCCAGAAGTTTACTTTCGCGACTGACACTAACGCAACAACTGTGGGAAATTTGTCAGTGTCCCGAGGCGGCTCCGCAGGTCAAAGTTCAACAACTCATGGTTATACCTCTGGTGGGACCGCTGGTACTAATGTCATTGATAAGTTCCCTTTCTCAACTGACGCTAATGCTACAGATGTCGGTGATTTGACAGTAGGTAGATATTATATCGCTGGTCAACAATACTAAAGGATTAAATTAAATGTCAGGAACAGATATTACAAATCTTTTGGATATTGTTCAGAGGAAAATAAACGCAGTAGATTCAAGTGCTTCCACTAGTGATCTGCTTTACCTATTATCGGCTATTCGACAGTCCGGAGAAGGGTCTGTTTTTGCTTATGATAATGAAAGTCAGATTCCGAATCTATTAGACGGTACACCAGATCCTGAAATGATAGCCTATACCCTTGACAGTGACAAGTTGTATTTTCAGAGAGGCTCTTGGGTTGGCAAAGAATTACCGATAACCATAATACCTTTTCAAGGTAGTAACTATGGTTATGTTTCTGGTGCCAACCCAGGCGGAGGTGCGCTTGACACCATCGACAAATATCCTTTCACGTCTGACGGTAATGCTACAGATGTAGGTAACTTGTCCGTAGGAAGATGGCAATGCGCAGGGCAGAGTTCAGCAACTCATGGTTATACTTCTGGTGGCAACACGGGCCCTGCTCTAAGTGGGCCAGTAGACACCATCGATAAGTTTCCTTTCTCGACTGACGCTAACGCTACAGATGTAGGTAACTTGACCGCAGCCAGAACCGCCACCTCAGGTCAAAGTTCTATCCCTAATGGATATGGTTATAATACTGGTGGTGGTAATGTCATTGAAAAGTTTTCTTTCACTTCTGACGGTAACTCAACATCAGTAGGCAATACGCTAGCATCTAGAGAGTATGCTGTAGGTCAAAGTTCAACAACTCATGGTTATGCTTCTGGTAATTATCCGATAACCACTGACATCGATAAATTCCCGTTTTCGTCTGACGGTAACTCAACAGACGTTGGTGATTTGACAGTGGGTAGAGGTGGCAATTTTGGACAGAGTTCTACAACTCATGGTTATACTGCTGGTGGTTATAGCCCCGTCGGTAATGACGATCCCATCGACAAGTTTTCTTTCGCAACTGACGGTAACGCAACAGATGTCGGTGATTTGACGGTAGGAAGACAAACCGGTGCAGGTTCAAGTTCTACAACTCATGGTTATAGTGCTGGTGGTTATGGTCCAGGCACGTCGAATATCATTGATAAATTTCCTTTCTCGACTGACGCTAACGCAACAGATGTCGGTGACTTAACCCTGGGCAGATATCAAGGCGCTGGTCAACAATACTAAGATTTGACTATATACATGTATATGATTGAAAATTTGGAGTTTTGTTATGGATGCAGAGAAATCTTTTCGTGAGAATCGATATGTCTATCTTTCGGGTGCTGTTTCTCGTGACGATTGCGAGAAACTCACCAATCACATGTTTGAACTTTTTGAAAACGGTGAGTTAGAAAAAGACCCTCAGTGCCCTCTTTCAGATTCAATATATGGAAACCCCATATTTGATAATCTTGCTGCATCTCTTGCGCCTGCTTTGTCCAAGCAATTAGGTGTAGAGATCGCACCAACTTATACCTACTGCCGTATCTACAGAAACTCAGAACTTTTAGTTCGACACACAGATCGCCCATCATGCGAGATTTCTGGAACTATGACTCTGGGGTTCGACGACTCTTCGGGTATATGGCCAATCTTCTTTGCTGAAGATGAAGATGATGTTGTGGGTCATCCTTTAGAAATCAATATTGGCGATATTGTAATGTATCGAGGATGTGAGTTACCTCATTGGAGACCAAAGTACAAGGGTAAATGGCAAGTTCAAGTATTCTTTCACTATGTCAATGTGAATGGTCCTCACAAAGATCATATCTTCGATGGTCGATCTACCATGGGTGTGCCAAAAGAGCAACAACCCTTACTCGTTGAAGCGCCTCAGAGAGAAGAACTGACATCAAAGGTCATCTATGATGGTGTTATGATTACAACGAACGATGAAGTCTTTCCGGGCTTAACACACTTCGATAAAGACTTTAACCCTCATCTCTCGTTCACAGCAGAAGAATGTAAGAAAATTGTTTCACACTCAGACACTCTTTATCCCTCAAAGTCAACTGTTGGTGGAGGTGATAAAGAAAGAACTTACGATGTTGACATTCGTGCTGTAGACACGTATAGTATAGAATTGAATGACAAAACTAAGTGGATATTTGATCGTATTGCTGCCGCTACGGGAACAGCGAATCGCGACTATTACAAATATAATGTTTTGGGAATAACTCATTCGTTACAGTTGTTACACTATAAAGGTGATGAGAACGGACACTATGATTGGCATATCGATGCTGGACCTGGCCCAAGTTGTACTCGCAAGATTTCGGTGATCGTACCTCTCAATAACCCCGAAGAATTTGAAGGTGGTGTTCTTGATATCAACAACAGCGGTACGATTGTTGCTGCCCCTCAAACACCCGGAACTATGATTCTTTTTCCAAGTTTTACTCCTCATAGAGTGAATCCAGTGACGAAAGGTGATCGATGGTCCCTTGTTTCTTGGGTACACGGTACTGATAGATTCAAATAGTATAAATAGTAGTTGACATCATTAAACTTATTGTGTATAATGCTCTTGAAGCTAACCTAATAGAAGAATGGCATGGCAGGAGTAATTAAATGCCGAACCTAAGTATACCAGAAATCACTAAAGACGGTAAAGAGTATCGTTCTGTTCTTCTCGTCGAAAAAACATTTGAAAAAAATGGAAAAACCAATGTTTTTAAAACTGATGGCGGTTTATTTCATGCGAAGTACATATTAATTGGTACGACTAAAATAACCAAAAGTTCTGATGTTGATAAAACTGCCGGAGAAATCTTATCGCTTAGACTTAAAAAAGGACTTGATAGAATCTTAAAGATTGGTGGGACTTACGCCGGATCAAAATCGAACGTTGAAATTCCTATAACTCAACTTGAAAAGAGTGAAGAGTTCGGGGGCATGCCCGCAGGTGGTACCCGAGTTAACAAAGGGCTTTTGTTTGAGACTGATCTCGCAAAACGGTTAGACGAATACGTTGAAGGAAGACAAGGTAAAGGACAATACGCTTCCGAAACGTCAAAAATAATTGAAATGTGTTCTGCAAAAATAGGTTCACCAGTCGTCAATTTCAGACATGAAGGCGGCGCTAATACATCAAGACCTATCGTTAATTCTGGATCACAGGTTTTTGTATCCCCTAAAGATCATAGAGAACACGGAAGTAAATTGACTGATATTACTCTTGTGCACCATAACAAAAAAGAAAGTTATCTTTCCCTCAAATATAGTTCCACGCTTACCTTTGTCAATTCTGGTGTAAGTAAAATTTTTCCGGAAACAGAAATTAAAAAGGGATCAATTAGTTCTCCTGTCGGAAAAGCAATTATGTCTGCCTTCGGTATCGACGAGTTGTTATTTTGTAATGTGTTTAATGATTACGGCAAAGGAACTCGCCATGCGACTGGCGTCAATGTATCTTCTAAAATCGATAGAAATGCTTTAAAATTATTTTTATCGACAGCTATAGGGTCTGACTATTGGATGATTCACGGAATGGATGGCGGTAAAATATGGTCTTGGTATATGGATCCTAGTAAAAATAACACCATGTCGACAATCAGTGGACCGATTATAATAGATTACGGTGGTTCATCTGGTACTGGTAAGCGTGTTAATATATCATTCAGTAATTCATTTTTTGATTTTACAGTAAACATACGTAACAAACAGTCTGGTCGTTATCCTTCTCATATCATGTGTGACTACAAAAGCAAACCAGCAACCGGTAAAAAATTATTATAAATAGTTAAACTATTAAAGACATAGAAGCCGATGTTAGCATTTTCTGATTTTCTGACCGAACAAAAGAATACCCATATGACCCACATTGAGGATAAAGTCCTCTACGGTGGTGTTAATGGTACACGTCAAGCAATCTTTGCCTTACGTGATTTACGTGATATGCTTAGTGGTGTAAAAGATACGGGAGTTTCTGTCAAGTGGGATGGCGCACCTGCTATCTTTGCTGGTACTGATCCACGAGACGGTCAGTTCTTTGTAGCAAAGAAAGGTATTTTTAATAAGAACCCTAAAGTCTACAAGACGCCCGCAGAGGTAGACGAAGACACTTCGGGTGATCTTGCTACTAAACTTAAAGACGCATTACAGTATCTACCCGCTCTTGGAATCAAAGGTGTTATTCAAGGGGACTTCTTATTTGGTAAGGGTGATATTAAGAAACAAAAAATTAAAGGCGAAAGATACATTACCTTCCATCCTAACACTATTGTTTATGCTATTCCGGTTGATCAAGCAAAAGACATTCAGCGAGCAAAAATCGGTATTGTATGGCATACTACATATACAGGTAGTACATTTGAAACAATGAAAGCATCATATGGAGTTGATGTGAGTAAGTTGAAAAAGACCGCCAACGTGTGGTCACAAGACGCAATGCTTCGAGATGTTCGAAGCGCAACCATGACTAAAAATGAAACGGAGACAGTGAATGAATATCTTTCGCAAATTGGTAAACTTTTTAACGGGATCTCAGGAACAACCCTTAGAACCCTCGAAGCCAACCAAACCCTTGCCCAGCACATCGAGCAGTTCAACAACACCTACGTCCGAGCCGGCGCAACCATCGGTGATAGTAGAGCCCACACCACCAAGCTCATCAACTGGATCAAAAACAAGTACAAAAAAGAAATCGACAACCGCAAAAGCGACCGCGGCAAAGCCACGCAAAAAGCGAAGCTCGACGACCTCCTCTCCTTCTTCGGCGAAGAAAACAAAGCAAACTTAATTCGAATGTTCGAGTTGCAAAAATTGATTGTTATTGTTAAACTGAAACTTATAAATAAACTTAATAAACTGAATAGTCTTGAAACCTTTATTAAAACCCGAAAGGGTTTCAAGGTTACAGGTCAGGAAGGATATGTAGCAATAGACACAATTGGTGGTGATGCGGTGAAACTTGTTGATCGTATGGAGTTTTCATACAACAACTTTTCACCTGATATTTTGAAAGGATGGGATAAACCAACGAGAAATTAAGATGACAAAACCTTTAAGTTTTAAAGATTTTTTAGTAGTCGATTACACTCCTGGCATGCCAGAAGAAATCTCCTGGGCAGCAATGAAACGTAGGAGAGGTCGTATTGGGGAAGAGGTCGAGGAGACAGACGAAGCCCTCGACTTCGCGCAGCGAAGAGCCCGTGGTAGAGTCATGCGCAAAAACAAAGCGAAGATTGCTATGGGTCGTAGGAAAGCGGCAAACCGAGCCGCTGATCCCGAAAGACTTAAGAAGAGAGCGCGTAAACAAGCCATGAATGTAATGTTCAAGAAACTCGCGAAAGGGACTTCTCGTGCGGACTTACCGGCTACACGTCGTCAAGAAATTGAAAAACGTCTTGAGAAACTGAAACCCAGAATTGATAAGATGTCGCGCAAGTTGTTACCACAGGTTCGTAAGATGGAAAAAGAACGAAGAATGGGTAAGCAGAACAAAGATGCCTAATATACCATCGTTTAAACAGTATCTCGTAGAGGAACAACGCGAGGTATTTTTCACCTTCGGCCGAATGAACCCTCCGACAATAGGCCATGGGAAAGTGATTAATGCTTTGGCGACCAAGTCTGGGCGTAATCCATATAAAGTATTCTTATCACAATCCCAAGATTCAAAAAAGAATCCTCTTAGTTATGAACAAAAGATAAAGCATGTTCGTAAGATGTTCCCTAAACATGCTCGAAACATCATTTCAAACAAGAGTTATAAGACTGTGTTCGAAGTCGTGACTGGTCTATACGATCAGGGATTCAACAAGATCACCATGGTTGTAGGTTCAGATCGGGTGACAGAATTTGAAACCTTGTTAGGGAAGTACAACGGTGTTAAAGGGCGACACGGTTTTTATAACTTCGAAAAGATAAACATTGCCTCTGCGGGTGCTCGTGACCCTGACGCTGAAGGTGTTGAAGGAATGTCAGCATCAAAGCAACGTGAGAACGCAAGGAACAATGATTTCATAACATTCGGTCAAGGTGTTCCTAAGACAATGTCGAACAAGGACTCGAAGCGATTGTTCAACGACATTCGTTCTGGTATGGGTCTGAAAGAGACTTTGCAGTTTAAGAATCATATCGAACTTGAATCCGTATCTGAAATGCGCGAAAAGTTTGTTGAAGGTAATCTGTTCAGCGAAGGTGATAAAGTTGTTATCAAATCAACAGGTGAGAACGGTCACATCCATCGACTCGGCACTAATTATTTAATTATTGCTCTTGAAGAAGGTAATATTTCTCGTCGATGGATTGATGACGTAGAGTTAAAGACGAAGAACGAGAAGACTGATCGGTGGTATAAAGATCAACCCGAATGGGGCACACCTGAAGCAACTAAGAAAGCCAAGAAGAAAGTGCCTGGTCAAGTCAAAGAAGATGAAATCGACAGCGCGAAACAACAGATTCGCCTAGATAAAGAACGAGACCGCGAAGAGAATCAACGAGAAAGAGAACGAAAAAAGCTTGGATACGATCGTGTTCTTGATCGGGCCCGTCTTGCCCGCGCTCGTCGTAAAAACAAACAGACAAACTAAAAGATATAAATAATAGTTATCCGGATAGAGGAAATTTTTCTGTGAAAAAATTCAAAGGTATGAGAGAATCTCTCAAGGGAAATAAAGAAGCAACCGAACTTGATGAAGCAATTGACTTCCGTAAAGCCTTCATGGATATCCAGTCATATGCCAAGAAGAGTGGTGGTATTGACAAGACTGACTTTGAGAAAGTTGCATACTACGTCAAAGCAATCGGAGACAATCAGAACACACCTAATGTTGCTAACAAAGCATTCATGGCAATGAAAAAACATATTGCTGGGCTAGATACGGATGTGCGAGATGGAATTCATGTGTTGTTAAAGAAACACGGCATGGTGAAGAATGGTCGTATGGTACAAGAGTCAACAGATCTTAGTGAAAATCTGAATCCTAAACAGATCGCGTTACTCAAGAAGAGTTATTCTACCATCGATCGAATTGACCCTTCTGGACCTGCATATAAGAAAGCGAAAGGTATGATCTCTGGATTAGAAAAAGACAATCTAATTGATCTTGCTAAAGCAAAAGTCAAGTGGTTGTCTCAGATTGCGGCTGATGAATTGCGTAAGCAACACAACGTTAAGTTAAAGGCTTCCGAATATATGGAGTCTGTTAAAGAGTCAACAATAAATGAGTTGACCACTGTAGATCGAGAGAAGTTAGTCAAAGTATTTGACAAATTGAAAAAAGGTTCAACCGTCAAAATCAAGTCTAATGACTCCATCAAGAAGGGTGATGACTACATTGAATTTGTTGTTAAATCAAAGAGTACAGTTCGTAAGGGTGAAGTAGAAAAGATTACCCTTGCTAACAAAGGAAATCCAACCGGTGTAAAAAGATTCTTATACAAAAGAGTTGGTACTTCGATGGTATCGTTTGCCGTTGGTGACATGGCAGCCTCTATTGTAGATATTAAAGAGTCGACTGAACTCGAAGAAAAGGGTAAGGGTCTCTGGCACAACATTCGTAAGAAGCGAGAGCGTGGTGAACCCAAAGCCAAACCAGGCGATAAGGATTATCCCAAGACTCTAGACATCGATGAAACAAAGATTGGTAAACTTCCCGCAAACGCAAGTCGTGAAGATAAGATTAGACATACTGTTCAGATTATGAAGAAGTATGCTGCAAACAAGGGTAAGTCAGAAAATGAGTTGAGAAAAGGTGCTATCGATTATCTTGACCAATTCATCAACAAAAACAAAAAGACTGACGCCTACATCGCGAAGATGACAGCAAAGAAAGAGTCGAAAGCGCCTGCACTAAAAAGTTCAGATTATCCGAAAGGCACTTCTCAGTCTGCACAGGCATTCAAAGATAAGTTCGCCAAAAATAAGAAAGAATCAGTTGATGAAGCGGCACTTGAAGAAAAGACTAAGTGGAAAATGGGTGATGGTCGCCCAAGAAACGGTGCTCGTATTGAAAACGATAGGTTCTGGAACTTACCGTATGATTCTTTAAAGTATATCGCCAAAGATGCTGGTGATGCCATAAAAGCAAATCCCACTGCAAGAAAGGCAACTACTGGACCGGGCAACTGGGCAGACCAAGTTGCGGATGCTGCCACAGTCATGCAATGGAGAAAGAAAAACGGTATTAAGGAGTCAGACGAAGGTGTCGAAGAAGCATCGATTCTTAAAACTACACATAAGAATGTAACTAATAAAAAATCAGTAGAAAAAGATCGTAAGAAAGCAGTAAAAACCCTTGCCGATATTCGTAAAGGTAAGTATGCCGGTGTTAAGATGGCAAATGAAGATCATGATTCAAGTTGTGTAACTGAGTCAATGGAGTTGGGAGAATTGACTACCCAACAATTGATTAAAAAGTTAGGCGCGGATACCATCTTTAAAAAAAAGTATAGTGCTGCCGCTGATAAAGTGAAAGAGATTATGTTTAAACACGGTGATAAACCTAGACATGGTAAAGAATACTATGCAGGTAAGATCGCTCGACAAGTGGATCTCGATCCGCATATACTTGCATTGATGGTTGACTAACGAAATGGTTAGTTTTAAGAATTTTTGTGAGGCAACCTACCAAGGGAAGAAAGTAACATTAAACAAACCCTCGGCAGGTGATGTAAAGAAGTCAAAGGTCTTTGTTGACCCTGACGGAGACGGAGTTGCGAAAAAAGTTAATTTTGGTGATAAAAACATGACGATCAAGAAGAATATTCCTGCTCGTCGAAAATCCTTTAGGGCGCGCCACAAGTGTGACACTGCAAAGGATAAGAGCACACCAAGGTACTGGAGCTGTAAAGCCTGGTAGTTTATAACTTAATTCGTAGGATGAGAAACAATGAGCGACGATGTACGGTTACAAAGGATCGAGGAGAAACTCGATAAACTTGCAGATGTGGTAGTTGGTATGGCAAGGGTAGAAGAAAAGATTATTGATCTTGAGACAAGACGTGCTGAAGGTCATGAAAGGCTCAATAGAATCTCTAATAAAGTAGATGAAATTGACTCACATGTAATATCCATGCGAGAACGCATGAATGTTGTATCAAAAGTGTTGTGGGTAATGAGTGCAGGTGTTATCACTGCGATTATTACACATTTCCAAGAAATGTTATAAAGGACAGGAACAATGGATAGCAAAATTATTAAAAACATTTTCTCGGCATGGCAGGATGTCGTAGAAAAGAAAAAGTTGGATCCTGTAGACGATAAAGCAAACGATAAAGAATTTAAGAATCGTAAAGACAAAGACATTGACAACGATGGTGATGTCGATTCTTCGGATGAGTATCTGCACAAGAGACGTGCTGCTACTGATGACGCAATCGACGGCGGTAAAAAACCTGCTGACAATGCTAAACCTAAGAAGGGTGTTAATCCTTTCAAGAAGGAAGAAGTTGAGGTTGATGAAGCACGTCAGATGAAAGATCCTAAGAAAGATTCAATGGTCACTAAAGGTGGTAAGACCATCGTGATCGACAAGTCTAAGGAAGCAGAGTACCTCAAGAAAGGTTGGACTCTATCTGAAGCTTCTGATATTGATACTAAATCAGTAGACAAAGCATTGTCTCATGATTGTGCCAAGCATGTAACCTCAGAACAATGGGGATTCGGTGAATGTATCGCAGGCGAACACACCCTTGTTGAACAAGAAGATGGTTCTGCTGTTGTGACTCATTACGACGTAGTGTTTGAACATGGTGTTGAGTTTGAGGTCCCTGTCGAAGATCTTGAAATTCTCTTTTCTGAGTCACATAAACATACTGCTAAGAAAATGAAAGAAAGCAAGACCCATGCTGATCGTACAAAAGGTGCATCAAAAGCAGAGACGATGAAAGACAAGCGTAAGGGTAAGCCAGCAAACGACATGGCAAACGATCTCGATGCTGACAATCCTGAACTTGCGGCAGACGATGCGAAAGGTCATGAAGACGCTACTAAAGCAGGTCGTGCTGTCAAAGGTCAAGCACCTGCGCGCCCAGGCGAGAAGCGCATGGGAGACACAAAGATTGTGAATCCTGTCAAGGGTTCAGTAACATCAACAACAGGTAAGGAGGGTTAAATGTCAATAAAAGCACCACATTGGGCACCAGCAGGTACTCATCCTACTTCAAAGGGATGGGCAACACCAACCGGCGAAGTAGTCAAAAAACAGAAGTTTACTGCGGAACAAATCGCAGAGTGGCATTCGGGTCCAGTCGTACAGACATTACACGAAGCACCAGTCGTCGAATCAGTGGTAACACCTGAAGTACAAGAATTTCATTATGGAGAAACCGCTGAAGAAACTTCCCCCGAACTATAAGGAAGACTAATGAGTGATGAATTAGAAAAGATCCATCATCCTGCTGATACTAACGGAGACGGTAAAGTATCCGAAGAAGAACAGGCAATGTATCTAGAGTTTAAAAGAAAAGAACTTGACGATGCTGACGCAATGCGTGATGCGCAACGTAAGATGACGTGGTTTGCTTTATTCGGATTATTACTCTACCCCTTTGCTGTTGTATTAGCCGATACGGTTGGTCTAAACCAAGCCTCAAAGATCCTCGGTGATATGGCGGCTACATACTTCGTGTCTGTAGCGGCAATTGTAGCAGCATTCTTTGGTGGTCAAGCGTACTCAACATCTAAGAAGTAGATAAAATCGTCTCCTAGAAAACCCACAAACGCTGTGGGTTTTTTTATAAGTATAATAAAGTGAATTTGTTATAAGGGATCCTGATGTTACTATTTGATGATTTAGACGAAGAGAATTTTCTTCTATATGCCGCAAAAAATTATTATAACCCCACTTGTATTGACGCAGAAGAATTCTACGAAGATATAAAGAGATTTAAATATCTGAAGAGATTGATTAGGCGATATGATGATGGCGGTACACTTGCGGTCAATTTGATATTAAATCATCTAGTAGTAATTTTTAATGTGTTTGGTATTGAAGCCGGTTTACGAATGTTAGAATATAAGTTGGTTATTGCCTCGGATCTTTCAATCGTCAAACCTTTCCTGATATATTTGAACGCTATCACAAATGATAAATATACAGGTATACCTATGGACAACCATGTCGTAGAAGAATTGAGGAAAATATAGTGTCATTAGCATCAAGAGCAGGAGATATCTACTATTCGTTTAGGTTTGTAAAACTTCTCACAACGCCGTGGAACGAAACCGACGCCTATGATTTAGGTATTATTGACGAGAATGGAAAGCGTGTCAAGTCAGTTAAATTAGATAATGATGAAAAGAAATCGGCTTACAGTACGTTTATTCGTATGGTATTTAATCTCAAAAGATTGTTAGAAAAGGTTCCGGGAGGAAAGTCTGTCCTTTCGTCATATGCTGCCGCATTGTTTCTACTCAGAGAGAAATATGAACTGTCAGATAAAACGATAGACAAGATGCTCAAGCAATGTGAGATTGACCCATTAGATCTGATGTCAGAAAGTAGTCAATGGTATGTGTTAGACGATAGACAATTATCTCCTGGCCTCTATCATGTTCGAGAAGAGAAGTTGTTATCATCTACTCTTGATGACATAGTCAACGCAAAGGATAAAGTTCGTGTGTCCAATGACAACTATCCTATTGGTGAAATTTTTGGTTTAGATATATATGAAGTAACACACTTAAACTCAAATCAACCTGTATATGTAACAGTAGGGGAACTTTACAAATGAAATCATTCAAAAACTTCGTAGAAGAACCTACAATGACAACTGGGCCTGGAGTGGCGGGAACATCACCTAATGATCCCGCTGATTGGGCTCACAATAAAAAGAAAAAGAATCGGCGACCCCTTACTCGACGATTCATTGAAATTAATGGCAAGTTTAAAAAACAAGAAAAATGAAACGCTTGTTGTTATTCGTTCTACTCCTTTCTGGATGTAGTAATGTAGGATGGTCTCCCAATGTTCAAGAAAGGGAACAACCGGACGACACATCTTTATACAGTATAAGTATTACTGCCACATACCCCAAAGATCAATTTATGTCTTCTGAGGAACGAGAAGAATACGTTTTGTTGCCTCCTCATGCTCAAGATAGGCTGATGGAGTATTATCGACAAAGAGAAGACGACAGAGAAAGAGAAGACGAAATACTTGTCTGTCTGTTACAGTTACCACCAAGTTTGGAGTGTTAGATTATGCTGTTTTTTATTAAACTATTACCTGTTTTACTTTTAGTGGGCGGCGGTGCGTATGGTTATCATACAGTCAAAGTAAACGAAATGAGTGCCACAATCGCACAGAAAGAATCCGCAATTGTTATTCTGAAATCAAACGAAGAGAAACTCATTGCGGCAGAAGAAAAGAACCGTAAAGCAATTGAGACGATGAAACAAGACATTGAGAAACAACGGGAAGCATTCACGAATCTGTCGACTCAACATGTCCAACTTACTAAAGAACGTGACGAATACATGTCGATATTTCGCAAACACGACCTCACAAAACTAGCACGGCGAAAACCAGGTCTGATTGAGCCTCGAATCAATAACGGTACAGCACAAGTGTTTCGCCAAGTGGAGCAAGACAGTCGTGAAGTGGATCAAGCAGACGATGTAGTGGAGATTAAAAATGAAAAAGATTAGTATCGTATTGATTGTATTGGTTGCTATATTACTTCCAGGCTGTTCGTCGATCCCGATTTTTGGTTGGGGAAAAGAACCCGAACCACTTCCTCCTAAAGTTGTCACTGTCACTGAGACAGTCCCTTTACGGATTTATCAACCGCCTCTTCCTCAAGAGATTTCACTTGAGAATGTTAAGTTTTTTGTTATCACACAGAAGAACCTAGAAGAGCAGACGGCTAAGATTGAAAAAATTCTTGGAGGAGATTTCGTAGTATTCGCTTTGACTCCTCAAAGTTATGAAAACATGGCTTACAATCTTCAAGAGATTCGACGATATGTTCGTCAACAGAAAGAGATCATTCTCTACTACCGTGAAGCCACGACAGGTGATGATGGAACTGATGCTGAAGATTGGATAGAAAAGAATAAAGAAGTGGTAGAACAACAGAAATCTGATTGACACGGCGTTATATGTAGTGTATCATGTACCTTGTATAAATTATAAAAAGAGAAAAACGAATGTCGCTGAAAATAGATCTATCCCGAGACGAACTGTTAGAAGACTATGCTGTCGGGATGCTGAAAGATTTTTACTTAAAAGAATATGAAACATCGCCTCAAGAAGCCTATTCTCGTGCCGCAAAAGCATGGTCAACATACAAAGATGAATTAGACGAAGATATGGCAAGCCGACTCTATGAGTATGTGAGCAAGAAGTGGTTCATGTTCGCATCTCCTGTGCTGTCGAACGCCCCCAATGGTGATACAAAAAACAAAGGGATGCCCATCTCCTGTTTCCTTACATATGTTCCCGACACTCTCGAAGGGTTGATCGAACACTCGTCTGAGTTGCGTTGGTTAAGCGTTATGGGTGGTGGCGTAGGTGGTCACTGGTCAGACGTTCGTACCGTGAGTGATATCGCACCAGGCCCAATGCCGTTTCTACACACTGTAGATGCTGACATGATTGCGTATCGTCAAGGTAAGACTCGCAAGGGTTCTTATGCGGCATATATGGATGTGAGTCATCCCGAAATCATTGAGTTTTTGAACATGCGTATACCTACGGGTGACGTACAACGCAAAGCATTGAATCTGCACAACGCAGTCAATATCACTGATGAGTTTATGGACGCTGTTGTAAACAATAAGACATTTGATCTGCGAGATCCAAAGGACGACGCTGTCAAAGATACTGTTAGTGCTCGAAAACTGTGGGAACGAATCATTGAGATTCGTTTTCGAACAGGCGAACCTTATCTAAACTTTATCGATACGGCGAACCGAGATCTGCCTCAGAGTCTAAAAGATCTTGGTCTGCGTATCAACGGTAGTAATCTATGTAACGAGATTCACTTACCTACAAGTGCTGATCGAACCGCTGTGTGTTGTCTGTCGTCACTCAATCTGGAGTATTACGACGAATGGAAAGATACTAACATTGTTAGGGATCTTATTCGAATGCTTGATAACGTATTAGAGTATTTTATTGAGAACGCACCCGACACAATCTCAAGAGCAAGATATAGCGCATCACGAGAAAGATCTATTGGGTTGGGTGCTATGGGGTTTCATTCACTACTCCAAAAACATGGGGTTGCTTGGGAATCCGATAAGGCACGCGAAATCAATGATGTGGTGTTCAGTCGCATTAAGTCAGAGGCACTTGAAGAGACTCGGTTTCTTGCTCGTGTGCGTGGTTGTTATCCTGATGGTGAAGGTTATGGTCGTAGGAATGCACACCTGTTAGCGATTGCTCCTAATGCGTCAAGTGGTGTTGTTCTATCAACAAGCCCTTCGATCGAACCATCTAAGGCAAATGCATACACACATCGTACTCGTGCTGGTTCATTCCTTGTAAAGAATAAATATCTCACAACATTACTTGAAGAGAAAGGTCAGAACAACGATTCGATTTGGACCTCGATCATTACTAATAGAGGTTCTGTACAACATCTACCTTTCCTGACAGAAGGTGAGAAATCAATCTTTAAGACAGCACAAGAACTCGACCAGAACTGGGTCGTACAACATGCTGGAGATCGACAGAAGTATATCTGTCAGGGTCAGTCGGTCAATCTGTTCTTTCCGTCAGGCACACAGAAGTCATATGTTAATGCGGTTCACATCAAAGCGTGGAAAGAAGGTCTGAAAGGTCTGTACTACCTACGCACCGAAGCGAAGAATCGTGCTGAGAATGTGAGTGAGAAAGTGGAGCGAGTAGCATTACAAGATGATGCTCGCACACTGGTGTATAGTAAAAAGAACTGCCCGTTCTGTGCTATGGCAATGGAAGAACTCAAACTGCGTGGAATACCTTACGACAAGATCGATCTTGAAGAGATAGGTAAGACTGCCGCAGAAGTTACCGGTCGTAAAGTAAACACTCTACCACAAATATACTTAGAGGGTTCATATATAGGTGGTTACGATGAATTGATGGCACACTTTAATGGAGTTGTTGTAGATTCAGAAGAAGACGAAGAATGTAGGGCTTGCGAGGGATAACTGATGTCATATTCAGACAAAGTTATGGATCACTATGAAAACCCACGTAATGTTGGGAGACTGGACAAGGAATCTTCTGAAGTTGGCACAGGTATGGTCGGTGCACCTGCTTGTGGTGACGTAATGTTGTTACAAATCAAGGTGAATGACAATGGAATTATCGAAGATGCTAAATTTAAAACCTACGGATGCGGAAGTGCTATCGCTTCTTCCTCATTGCTTACCGAATGGGTTAAAGGTCGAAGTCTTGAGGAAGCTGGAGAAATTAAAAACACCCAACTTGCCGAAGAACTTGCCCTCCCACCCGTCAAAATCCACTGTAGTGTCCTTGCAGAAGATGCGATCAAAGCTGCGATAAAGGACTATAGAGGCAAACATGATAACACTGACACAGTCCGCCTCTGAACATATATCCAATTTTATCGAACAACGCGGTAAAGGTATCGGTATTCGTGTTGGCATAAAATCCACGGGTTGTTCTGGTTATGCGTATATTGTAGAACCCGTTGATGAAAAACAAGAGTGGGATAATATCTTCCAAGACAAAGGTATAGATATCTTTGTTGACGGAAAGAGCTTGGTCTACATAGACGGTAGCGAAGTTGATTACATCAGAAACGGATTAAACGCAGGATTAGAATTTAACAACCCCAACATCAAAGCAGAATGTGGTTGTGGAGAAAGTTTTACTATATGAAATTAACTGAAATCAAAGATTATAAAGGAAATATTAATGTCGTTACTTGAGTTTTCTCAAACTTATAAACCGTTTCAATATCCGTGGGCAGTTGAATTGTCCAAGAAACATGAAGAGGTTCATTGGATTGAAGACGAAGCGGAACTGTCAGAAGATGTGCAGGATTGGAAAACCAAATTATCTGTAAATGAGAAAGACTTTATCACTCAGGTGTTGAGGTTATTCACACAGAGTGATGTACAGGTTGGTGAGAACTATCACGAACTGTTAATACCTAAGTTTAGGAATAACGAAGTGCGCAACATGCTTTCGTCGTTTGCTGGTCGAGAAGCAGTCCACCAGCGCGCCTACGCGCTTCTGAACGATACTTTGGGCTTACCCGACGAAGAGTATGGCAAATTCATGGAAATCAAGGAGATGGCTGATAAGGTCGATTTCATGGCGAATGGTGACTGTTCAACTCAGTCTGGTCTCGCCCTTGCGCTTGCTCAATCAGTATTCAACGAAGGCATGTCCTTGTTCGCATCATTCGTAATGTTGTTGAATTTCCAACGTTTCGGTAAGATGAAGGGTATGGGTACGATTGTCGAATGGTCGATCCGCGATGAAACTTTACATGTGCAAGGTAACGCGAAACTGTTCCGAACATTCTGCGAAGAACATCCTCGTATTGTCAACGATGAACTCAAGTCAAAGATCTATGTAATGGCTAGGAACGCTGTCGCACTCGAAGATAAGTTTATCAATCTTGCATTCAAAGGCAACGAAGTGCAGGGGCTTACCAAAGAAGAAGTGCGAGCATATATAAGACATATTGCTGATCGACGTTTACTTCAACTTGGTCTTCGTACTAAGTTTCGACAAAAAGACAACCCTCTTCCGTGGTTAGATTGGGTGCTTAATGGGGCATCACACGATAACTTTTTTGAGAAGCGAGTCACCGAATATTCAGTAGTGGGTATGGAAGGTGATTGGGGTTGGGGAAAAGAATATGATTGATATACAAGAAAATCCTAATAGGGTCAGGGACGATGTTTTAATTTTAATCACAGGTGTAGAAAGACTAGACCCAGATGTGCATGATAAAATAATCAAAAGATTGTGTTTTGAAGGTCGATATGATTATGCAGTTGTTAATATAGAAAAAGAAATATACAAGAAAATTTTATCGGATTTCCCACAATCCTTTTTACAAGTTTATAAACTTTGGGATATATTACAAGAAGTACCTGAAAAATACAAATACATTGTTCGAGCAAGGAACGACTGTCGTTTAGATTGGAATCCACAATTGTGGAAACCGCCCACAGCAAAATTCTTTGAAAGATATGTAGGAGAAATAATAAGGCGCGACCTTACATTTGGTTTAGGTTCGTTCGGTATTAGCAAATCTATACAAAACCTATTTGTACCAGATCACCGCGTTTGGTTCGCCGACTTTATTATTGTGTTTAGACGAGACCAATATAAAAACCCATATGAGGTTATAGATGTGTTAGATGTTAATCCACCAGTTCAGATTATAACGGGTGGGTGGACCCACCCCCATTATTATTGGTGTAAGTTGTTTAAAAATAAGTGTATCTCGATGAACACACAGATTTCATTATTAAGAAAAAGAGACCCTTTGGATCTCCATGTTTTAGACGCGGGTTTAACAAGTGGCCAAAAAGAATTGACGCCGCGAGATGACTAAATAATATACATAAAAATAAGGAGTTAAAAAATGGATGAATACGAATACGAATTAGAATGCCCGATGTGTGATACCTATGTCGAGTTAACTGTTACTGACGACGAAGAAAAACCAGCAAATTGCCCAATGTGTGGTATCGAAGCCCAGTGGGAATCGGTAACCTAACATACTTTTATGACTTGGTATTACAATGATCGACCCTATGAACCCACCGAAGAGGAATTAAATTCTCTGGTGGGTTTTGTGTATCTGATAGAGGAGGCTGACACCGGTATGAAATATATTGGTAAGAAAGGCTTCTGGCGTAGTAAGATCTTACCCGTCACCAAAACACGCAAGAGACGCAAGAAGACGCTCGTAGAGAGCGATTGGCGTACATACC